GCCGTAAACGCCGTGATAATGCTTTGAACGATCTGCGGGATTTTCTGCGTAATCTGAACGATCGCCGTAATCATGCCGGAAGCAATGTTCTTGTCGAAGTCCTGTCCGGCTTGATTTAGTCTTTGCGCCTGTGCCGTCAATCCGGTAATAACCCGCTCGACGATTGCGTTTACCGCTCCGGAAAGTCCTTCAATATTCGCAATAATACCGTTATTCACGGCGTTTACTGCTTCGGCGGCTGTAAGCTGTCCCGCTCCGCCCATTGCGGCGGTCATATCGCTTTCAACGCCGGACATATTATCCGTAAAGCCTACGCCCACGCCGTCCGCCATGTTGCCGCCTATGTCGGCGAACACGGTAGAAGGGGAATGAATGCCGAAAAAGTCCTTGATACCGGATACAAGGGACGAAGCCCAGCCGGATACCTTTTCCCATAGCCAAGAAGCCGCGCCGCTGATACCTTCCCACAAGCCGTGAAGAAGGTTTGCGCCCGCGTTTACAAGCTCCCCGCCCAGCGACGCGAAGGCTTGAACGATACCGGAAACAATCTGCGGAACTGCCTTCACGATTTCAACTATGATCGTCGGCAAATTCTGAATAAGCGCCACGAAAAGCTGAACGCCCGCCATAATGATTTGGTCAATGTTCCCGATCAGCGCGTTTACAATGCCGGAAACAATCTGCGGGATCGCTTGAACGATCGTCGTTATAATCTCCGGCAACGCCTGTATAAGCGCGATCAGAAGGTCGATACCCGCTTGAATGATAAGCGGTATATTTTCCATGAACGCCGAAACGATCCCTTCGATGATCTGCGGGATCGCCTGAACGATTGTTGTTATGATCTCCGGCAACGCTTCGACAAGCGAAACAAGAAGATCAATGCCCGCTTGAATTATCTGCGGAATTGCCGCCAGCAATCCGTCGATCAAGCTGGTTATCAACTGCGGAAGCGCCGCTACAAGAACGGGAATTGCATTGATAACGCCTTGTGCCAGCCCTGTGATAAGCTGTAAAGCCGCGTCGATCAGCAACGGGATATTGTCGATCAGCGTTTGAACGATTTGCATTACAACTTGAACGATCGTCGGAATGAGCGTCGGCAAGGATTGACCAAGCCCCGTTGCAAGCCCCACGATAAGCTGTGCCGCTCCGTCTATGAGCATTGGCAAAAGCTCCGCAATTCCGTTCACAAGTGTTTCAACGATTGATACCGCCGCCGCCGCGATAGTCGGCGCATTTGAAACAATACCTTCAATCAAGGAAGATACCATTGTCACGCCCATTTCGACGAACTCCGGTAATTTTTCAACAATAAGGTTCAGAACGTCCGAAAGTCCGTTTCCGACAACGTCCGCCATCTTCGTTACGTCGCCGTTTGCCGCCTGTATGCCCTTTGAGAACTCCGCAAGGATCGGTATTCCGTCAGCCGCAAGATCATCAAGGAACGGAAGCGCAATCAGCGCCGCCGAATTCTTCAAGCCCTCTGTTCCTGCCTTTAACTGTTGAATTTTATCGTTAAACGCGCCCAGCGCATTCAGATTTTTTCCGGACATAACCGCGCCCATTGCTTCCGCTTCTTCGCCGTATGCCTTGAATGCTTCCGAACCCGCGTCAATAATCGTGTTTAACTCTGTTCCGCTCTTTCCAAGAAGCGTCATTGCCAGCGCGTCGCGCTCTGTCACGTTTTCGATCTCTCCAAGCGCGTCGATAACTTCCCAATATACTTCTTGACTGTCGCGAAGCTCTCCGTTTGCGTCTGTAACGGATACGCCCAGCTTGTCATACGCGGCGGCGTATTCTTTGTTTCCGTTTCGCGCGTCGTCCATAATCTGCGTGTTCTTCTTCATCGTTTTTGTTAGCGTGTTTATATCGCCGTCGATGAAGTTTAACGCGTATTGATACTTTTGCAACTCTTCCGCCGCAATGTGCGTATTTGCCGATGTTGTCAAGATGTCGTCCGCGTAATTCGACGCTGAAACGGTCATTCCGGCAAGTGCGGAAGCCGCGCCAACTGCCGCCGCGCCAAGTGCGGCGACGGCTGTTCCGAAGGCTTTTCCGACTTTTCCCACAACGTCGCCGACGCTTTCCCAATCAATTTTTGATTGTTTAAGCTGTTTCGACGTGCTTTCGATCTGCTGTTCAGTTTTTGCCATTTCCGCCTTCGTGTTATTAAGGTTCGTTTGCATTTTCTGATACGCCGGATCGGTCGGATCAATACCCGCTTCGCGCATTTTCTTCAATGCGGCTTCTGCCGCCGCCGCTTTTTTCGCCTGTTCGTCAAACTGCTTTTGTAATATTTCTTGCTTCCTTGTCAGCGCTTCCGCGCTGTCCGCGTTTGCCGCGAATTCTGCCGTCGCCAGCTTCATTTCGGAATTTATTTCGCGAAGGGAGGAATTTATATTACTGCAAGCGGCGCGATACTCTTTTTCGCCCGATAGGTCGATTGACGTTTTGATCTGCTCTTCTTTTGCCATTTATAACCCCCCTAACACGTCGTCAATGTCAACTTCCTTCGGCTCTTGCTTGAACCGATCGGGATTGAATTCACGGTGAATTTTGAAAAGCGTCAAAATTTTATACGGTGTCATTCTCCATACCTCGGCTTCGCTCCATCGAAGAAGCGTTACCCCGATATAAAGAAGGCGGGCAAGGTCAATTATTCCTTGCCCGCTTCCGCGTTTTTTTCGTCGTCCTCTCCGTCGTCCTCTTCGTCATTTTCGGGCGGTTCGGCTGTGCCGTTGTTGCCCATAGAAAAAGCCTTGAAGATTGCCGACTTCACTTCGGCAAAATTGCCCGTGTGAATGAGCTTGCCCACCTGTTTTTCGGTAAGCTCTGCTTCGCCTTCCTCTGCGCCCTCATTCAAAAGGACGGTCAGAAGCCAGCGAAGATTTTTAATGCTGTCCTTTCCGGAAAGCACTTTGTCAAGGCGATCAAAGCCGCCGAATTTGTCCTGCATTTCGTCGATCGCGTTCAAGCTGAAAAGAAGGTGTCTTTCCTTGTCAAGCTCGATCGGGAAACGTCCGTCTTTAATTGCGCTCATAACAGAATAAGCGGGAAGCCGTTTCCGACTTCCCGCGTTCCTCCTTTCCGGTTTTAAGTATTGGTGTTGTTAGGTTCGCGAACGGTAGTGAACCAAGCCGCCGCCACGGTGTTTGTAGGCTCTGCGACGTGTTCAGCCTTCCACAAACCGTCAGCGCGCTTGATGAACTGTCCGACGATCTCCGGTGTAGTGAATTCGATACTATCGCCCTTTGTGGTGTAGTTTTCATTCGGGATCGCGAACTTCACCTTGTAAAGCCAAATATACTTGTACTTTCCGCCCGTTTTCTTCGCGCGGAAGCCGATTGCAGTATAAGGCGCTTCGTCGCTTTCAGAAGCATAAAGAACGTTGTCGTCGTCCATGCTCTGCCCAAGCAGGGCGGAAAGGTCAGCCGGAAGAAGATCGTTTACATTCAAAGTCAATTCACCGGATACGAATTCTTTTACGATTTCGTCCGCGCCGTCGTCGGCGTAAAGGATAGCTTCTGCGACTTCCACGGAAAGCTCCGCCGAAATAGCTTTCGCCATTCGCACGGGCGTTCCGTAGGTTTCTGTGCCGTCGTCGCCTACGGTAATGGGCGCGCGATAAAGATCACGCAAACCGATTGTTGCCATGTGTCATACCTCCATATACTTGATTTGTACGGGGATATGATAATACCCCGTGTCTTGCTCGAAGATTTCCGCTTCGATCTCGAACCCGTAAAACCCCGCCGCTTTGACGTTGGCTTTCAAGGATTGAAGAAGCGTGAAATAGTTTTCCTTTGAATACAAGTGTACTTGATACGTGTATTCCTGTGCCCCCTCTTCATCGTCTGAAAAGAAGGTGTCGCGCCCCGCCACAAGCTGGTACGTGATAAAACAAGCCGCCTTCCCGCCGTATTTCAGACGTTCGACGGGAACGCCCAGCCCTTCAAGTGTAGTTTTCAATAAGCTGTCAACGTTCATTTTGTTTTTCCTCCCATACGCGGCGCATTTCCGCCGTTGCTTCCTCCGCCGCGTTAGCATTCGCCCTTGTGAACCACGGGCGCGCGGGCATATTTGAACGCCCAAAATTCAGCACAAAGCCTTTTTCCGCATTGCGTACCCCGTGCCGATCCTTTCCGGTCGGCGCGATCTCCACAAACTTCCCGCCGTTGCGCTCTTTCACGGCTGATACTTTGATCGAAGCCGTAAGATCGCCCGTTGCTCTGCCCGTGCTGTTCAATTTTTCTGTTTCTGTCTGAAACGCGCGTTTGATAACCTCGCCGCCAGCTTTCAGCATTTCCGGCACGGCTTCTTCAACGATCGCTTCTTGCCGTAGCATTGCTTCCATAACGTCGTCAAGCCCTGTAACGGTGAATTTAGCCATCTTCGCCGCCCCCTTCCGCTTCCGGAAGGTTTACAAGCGTCAATTCCGTAAATTGTCCGTTTCCGTGCAAATACGTTCGCAATACGCGATAGCGCGTCCCGCTCCCCACGGGATATTCAACGGTTTGTTCTCCGGCGTATTCCATTGTGTGAACGTCGAATTTCATTTCCGTTGTGTAGCCCGCTTGTGCCGCCTTGTAGAACTCCGAATAACCCACGGATTTCTTGTCAGCGAATACCGTTGTCGATGTTTCGTCATGGGGAAGGGGGAAGCCGTTTTCGTCCGTGCGCGGCGTTTTATCGGTCTGCGCGATCAGTTTGATTTGATCGTTCCAGCCCATTTATTCGCCCTCGCTTTCCGTATGATCTCCGGACAAGGACAACGCGCACTTCAAATAATCATACGCTTTGCGGTATCGGTCGCCCTCTCCGCCGAAATTATCTTCCGATTTCGCGTAAAGAATGATCGCGCGGTCTAAAAGGGGATCGCCCGTTGTATCGGACGATCCCACTTCCGGAACATTGATACCGACAAGGCGAAGATCAGCGCAAGCGGAATTGATGTAATCCGTTACTTCGTCGTTAAAAACGGCGGCGGTTTTTCGCAACGCCAGCTTTACCTTGTCAAGCATTGTTCAACCCTCCGTTACGCGCCCGCGGAAGCCTTAACCAGCTTGACGATAGCTTCGCCGATAGCGGGCTGGCAATCGAAGATAGCGATACCGCTATACTTGTAACTGTTGGTGTTGATGTCGTATGCGTTCTTCACACCGATATTTTCGGCAAGGTTTGCACAAACCTTCTTGAAATCGCCCAAGAAGGCTTCGTGATCCGCGACGTAATCGGAAAGCAGAACGGGGTAGCCGTACACGAAGTACGCGTTGCCCTGCACGGTGACAATGCTGTTCTTGCTGTTGTTCTGCAAAGGCATAAAGTCGGTGAACAAGGTTTTCTTGCTCATGGCGAACTTTGCGTTGCGGTCGTAGCCCGCGTTCAGAAGTCCGATCAGCGCCTGCACGTTTGCGTCGGTAAGGGAAGCAGAAGCGCCCACGGTTACGCTGTTAGTAGCGCCCCAAGTATTCGCCCTGTCAATGCCCTTCGGCTGGTTAGTGCCTGTGCCGTTGATAAGCAGATCTTCGATCTTGCGGGCGATAGCTTCCGCAAGCATATTGACGATCCAGCTTTCAAATGCCGCAATGCTCATAGTCATAACGGTATCGGAAATCTGAACCAGCTTGATGATCTCATATCCGGTAAGGGTAACAGTAGTGAAGGTGTCGGCGGCGGCGGTAATAGCGGCATTCTCGGTGTGAATAGCCGCGGCGTTATTAGTGCCTTCAACGGCAAACTTCACAGCGCCCTTGACGTGCAGAAGGGTAACTTCGTTCAGCATGGGCGCAAGAGTTTTGATCTTGCTGATAATCTCGTTCGCGGTCTGTGTGGGGATAACCTCCGCGCCCGCTCCGGTCGCGTTGCTATACGCGCGCTTTTCAGCGTCGGAAAGGGGAAGGCGGCGAAGCTGTTTCAGCCATGCGGAACGATATTCGGGGGAAGCGACGGGATCGTCGTTTTCCTCGGTCACGGTCTGCTGGGTAAAGGAACGGGAAACAACGCCCGCACCCTGTGCAATGGTGTTCAGAATGCCGCTACGCTTTTCAGCGGCGGCAATCAGTCCGGCGCGCTCTTCGGTAAGCTGGCTGGTTTCCTGCTCCAGCGCGTCGATCTCGGCGGCGGTCATTTCTGCGCCGCGCTGTTCGATTTCCTGCTTGATAGCCGCAAGACGGGCTTCGATTTCTTTAATTCTCATTGTGTTAAACCTCCATCATAAGTTTGATTTTTAGAATTTGCTTCCGGCGCTCCAGCCGCTCCTGCTGTTCCCTCTCGATCACTCCGTCGAAATAGGATCGTGCCGAAATATCGGTATCGCCGTTCGCCGGATAACTAACCGCCGAAACGTCGTAAACCTTCTTGATCTTCAAGATCGTTCGTGTGTGCGTGTCTTTGTTGTACGCTTCTTCCGCTACGGTGAAAGCCCAAGACATTTTGTAAATCAAGCCTTCGTCGATATTCGCATATAGGCGCTTCGCTTCGTCCGTAAGGCTCAAATTTGCCGCAACAAACAAGCCGCTTTCCTGCGGCTCTAAAAGCAGGGAAGGCGGCTTGTTTTTCGCCATCTTGTTTCGGGCGAATACCATTCCGGAATGGTCGAACTGCATTATTACGTCGGACATATCCGCGCCGACAAGGGCGTTTCGGTCGATAACTTCGTAATATTTCACGCCGTCATACTCGAACATAACATACGGTTTATCGAAAGTCGTTGCGAAGCCTTCAACGTAATAATCCGTGTCAAACCTCTTTTCCGCCGCTTCCGTCGGGATCATCAGCGGCTGGAACATTTGTCGGTACTCCCGTTCCTTCACTATTGGCATTTGCTGTTACCTCCTTTCCCAATTCTGATACTTCCGCGTATTCCTTGCGGATATAATACTTCTCGCCGCCCTCTACGTGCGCCATGTTCCAAATGTCCATAACGCCGTTACGGTTCAGCAAGCCGCGGTCAAATAGCTGTGTGCTGATATTCAGCTTCGTTTGATTGCTTGCGTACTGCAAGCGATTTGCGGTAAACGTGATCGCGTTACCGAAGGACAATTCGCGCGCCGTGTAGGTCATATTCGACATAACCAGCGAAAGCTGGATCGCGAAAGGCTCGATTTTGCCTTCGTAGTAGGCGTTCCAATCGTCCTCCGTGTATTTGTTTTGCAGGATCGCCGCGTTTGTCCCGAAGTAGTTAAAAACATTTTCGTTGATCTGTGCCATCTGCGCCGCGTTCACGGTGAAAGGTTTGCTTTCAATCGGCTTCACGTCTGCAAATTTGCTGTCGTAAATAACCATTCCGGATTGATTTTCCGCCGAAAGGTTATCCGCCGTAAAGCGCTTTCGCTCTTTGGTTATATCCTCCGGCTTTAACATATTCGCGACTTTTGCAAGAAAACGGATCGAAGCCGAATTCTTCACGCCTTGAATAATGCCTTGATTTTGTGTGTGGATCAACTGCATT